TCCGGGACGATGACTTCCAGACCGAGGGATTCCCTTCGGAACTGACGGGAAGCCATAGCCTCAAGGCTTGGGGCGTGCGGCTCGGTACCCCCAAGGGTGTCGAACTGGAGGATGTCGTTGACTTCGCCTCGCTTGAGTACACCGACGACCTCGGCGACTACTGCAAGCAGGATGTCAACATCACGGCCAGTCTGTACGAGAGGCTGAGGGCCAAGGGCTTTGCGGATACGGCGATCGATCTTGAACACAAGTTCGCCGAGGCGATCACTAGTCAGATGCGCAACGGCTTCGCGTTCGACACGGCCGCCGCCGGTTCGCTCTACGCTAGTCTCGCTGCCGAGCGAGATTCGCTGGTCCGTGAACTTCAGGACACGGTCCCGCCCACCGAGCAGAAACTGAAGACCAAGACGAAGTTGATCCCGTTCAATCCCGCCAGCCGCAAGCAGATCGCTTCCGTATTGAAGACCATGTACGGATGGGTCCCCGAGGAGTTCACCCCGAGCGGTGAGGCCAAGGTGGACGAAGCGGTGTTGGGATCGCTCGACTACCCGATCGCCAAGAAACTGTCCCACTACCTGTTGGTGCAGAAGCGAATCGGGATGCTGGCCGAGGGCGACGAGGCTTGGCTCAAGGTCGAGAAGAAGGGACGCATCTACGGGTTCGTCAACCACAACGGGGCGGTCACCGGACGCTGCACGCACCGCGGTCCGAACATGGCCCAAGTTCCGTCCTGCGGTTCCCCCTACGGCAAGGAGTGCCGCTCCCTGTTCGTGGCCTCCCCGGACATGGTGCTTGTCGGGGTCGATGCCGCCGGGCTGGAACTGCGCTGCCTCGCACACTACATGGCCCGGTGGGATGACGGGGCCTTCGCCAAGGAACTGCTTGAGGGCGACATCCACACGGCCAACCAAAAGGCCGCTGGACTGGAGACACGCAATCAGGCCAAGTCGTTCATCTATGCCTTCCTGTACGGTGCTGGTCCGGCTAAGTTGGGCAAGGTTGTCGGCGGCGGGTACGCCGAAGGTAAGGAACTTCAGCAGAGATTTCTTACGAAGGTTCCCGCCCTCAAGGCCCTGAAGGGGGCCATCGAGCAGTCCGCCAAGAGAGGGTATCTGATCGGGATCGATGGCCGCAGGCTTCGTATCCGGTCTGAACACGCTGCCCTCAACACGCTCCTACAAAGTGCCGGAGCAATCGCCATGAAGAAGGCCACCGTGCTGATGCACGATGTGGCTCTCGCATACCGAGCGCGTCAGGTCGCTCACATCCACGACGAGATCCAATGGGAAGTTCCGCAACTGGTGTCAGAAACTTGGGCCGACTACTGCAAGAAGTGCATCACCGATGCCGGAGAGTCGCTAGGCTTCCGATGCAGACTGGACGGGGACGCAAAGATCGGTCGCAACTGGGCGGAAACCCATTGAACAAAACGGTCCTCGCCTACACGGCCGGGCTGTTCGACGGCGAGGGCTGCATCCGGTACCGTGGCACGGAGGTCGTCCACATCACGAGTTGCTACCCGCACCATCTGCGGAAGATCAGCGAATACTTCAATGTGGGACGGGTGCGCTGCATCCGTGACTCACGCCCAAACACGAGGACGGCATGGAGGCTGGAGATGTCGGGCAAGGATGCCCGCTCGTTTATTGAGCAGATCCGTCCTTATCTGCTGGAAAAGGCTTACCAAGCCGATATTATGCTTACGATCCGAAAGTTGCCCCATAATTCGCTTACGAGGGCGAGGGCAATCGAGGAACTGTCCACCGCAAAGAGGATCGAATATGGACCATCGTGACCATCCCGAAGACATGACCACGGACGAGATGATGAAGATCCTGTCCAAGCGTTTCGATTCGCTCGTGTTCATCGGCTGCCAGACCAAGAACCGTAGTTCCCAAGACCTGACCTTCTGCACGGTCGGTCCGTTCCATGCCTGCATCGGTCTCGCGGAGACCGCGAAGATGCTCATCCACTCGGGAGGCGTAGAAGACTAATGGCACGCAAGAAGAGAGAGCCCAAGAAAGTCGCGCTAATCGATGCCGACATCCTCCTGTATCAGGCGGCCTGCGCCGTCGAGAAGGAGATCGATTGGGGCAACGATATGTGGACCCTGCACTCGGACGCCCGCGAGGGCAAGATGATGATGGACATCTCCATCGCCGAGATCAAGGAAGCCACGCAGACCAAGGAGTTCATCCTCTGCTTCAGCAGCCCCAATAACTGGCGGTTCCGGGTGCTGGCCGACTACAAGGCCAACCGCATCTCGACCCGGAAGCCGATCTGCTATCACGCGCTGAAGAAATACGCGGAGGATACCTACGACACCCGCTCCTACGGGACGCTTGAGGCGGACGATGTGATCGGACTGATCGCTACCGCTCCCGGAGACGAGACCGATTACATCATGGTCTCGCAGGACAAGGACTTCAAGTCCATCCCCGGCAAGCACTACAACCCGCGCACTCAGGAGTTCTTCACGATCGATCGTCAGTCCGCCGATCGGTTCCACCTGTACCAGACCCTCGTGGGCGACCAGACCGACAACTACAAGGGATGCCCGGGTGTCGGTCCCGTCAAGGCAGAGAATGTCCTGACGACTTGCGCGAACTGGACCGGCGTGGTAGGATGCTTTGAGAAGGCCGGGCTGACCGAGGAAGACGCGCTCGTTCAGGCCCGCGTGGCCCGCATCCTGCGTCATGGAGAATACAACAAGATGACCTGCGAGGTAAAACTATGGACACCCTGACATTCGCCGTGAAGTTCGATGAAGTCAAGGACTCCGGCAAGCGGCAGGAGTTCAACACCGGTTCCCTGAGGGATACCCGTGACGGCAAGGGCCGCTTCGACCTGATGAGTCCGTTCGTCCTTGAGCGTGATGCCAAGCACCTTGAGAACGGTGCCCGCAAGTACGGCGATCGCAACTGGGAGCGCGGCCAGCCGCTGTCCCGGTACTACGATTCCGCCGTCCGCCACCTGAACAAGTACATGATGGGCTACCGGGACGAGGATCACCTCGCTGCCGCACGCTGGAACATCGCTGCCCTGATGCACACGGAACTGATGATCGCTCGTGGGGTTCTCCCGAAGAGTCTGAACGATCTTCCGGTCTTTGAGGAAACGAACCTGTGGGGAGGGAACGAGGCATGAAAGCCAGCATTCCGTCGCACGCCAGCGAGATCCCGAAGATCGACCGGGATAAGCGCAAACTGGACTACAGCCTACGGACTTGGCAACAGGTCGCCGATCTGTACAACGCCAAGACAGGTGAGAACATGAGTGCGGATGTGGCCGAAAACACCCACTACAGGGCCCTCCGGAAGTTGCGTATCGCCCTAGAAAAGGCTGAAAATGCGGGACTTCGTGAACTCTTTGAAGCGGAAATGGATTGACGGTCCGGAGATCTTGCCCCCATCTTTGGGTTACTCTATGGAACACTCAACTAATAAACCGCTGCCTCCCCTGACGGAGGAACTGGTGGCTGCGCTAGACAAGCGGTTCCCTGACCAATGCCCCGACCCCTCTTGGGGTGAGCGGGAAATCTGGATGCGGGTGGGCCAGCGCAGCGTGGTCAACTTTCTCAAGCATTCACTAGAACGACAGATCGAAAGTAGGTTCAACAATGTGCAAGGCTCCTAAGATTCCGCAGACGAAGGTCGAACCCCCGCCGCCTCCCCCGCCGCCGCCGAACCCGAGTGCGATGAAGGTGCAGTCGGCCCCGAGCGCGGGCGGCAGCGAGGTGGATACGGCCATGGCCCGCCGCCGCGGCAAGTCCATGCTCAAGATCCCGTCCATGTCTGCAACCGGTCTCGCTTACTGAGGTATCCCATGTACACAGGAACGGCAGCCAGCCTGTACAGTCGGCTGGAGTCCGACCGGGACCCGTTCCTGCGTAGGGCCCGCGACTGCTCTTCTCTGACGATCCCCACGCTGATTCCCCCTCAGGGCCACAGCCACGCCACGATCTTCCCGACTACCTTTCAGGGACTCGGGGCCCGGGGCGTGAACCACCTTGCGGCCTCGCTTCTCATGAGCCTGCTGCCGCCGAACCAGCCGTTCTTCCGGCTGCTTCTGGACGAGGAGGCCGTTCGGGCGATCGGGGAAGCCAGCGAGTACAAGACCGAGATCGATCAAACGCTCAGTTCGATCGAACGGGCGGTCATGCAGCAGATCGAGACGCTGGCCATGCGTGCCGGTCTGTTTGAGGCCCTGAAGCACCTGATCGTTGGCGGAAACACCCTGATGTACCTCACCGACGAGGGCCTTCGGGTGTTCCATCTGGATCAGTTCGTGGTCAAGCGCGACCCGATGGGCCGTCTACAGCACATCGTCGTCAAGGAGACCGTCTCCCCCACCGTTCTCCCGGATGAGGCTAAGGCCATCATCATGGGCGAATACGGCGAGGAGCGCATGGCTTCGATGGACGATACCTGTGACCTGTACACCATGGTCTGCCGAGTCAGCGAGGACAAGTTTGACGCTTGGCAGGAGATCAAGGGCATTGAGGTCCCGGGCTCACGGGGGTCCTATAAGTCCGAAAGCCTTCCTTGGTTCGCCCTGCGGATGAACCGGGTGGATGGCGAGAGTTACGGCCGTGGGTATGTCGAGGAATACCTCGGCGACCTGAAGAGCCTTGAGTCCCTGATGCAGGCCATCGTTGAGGGTTCTGCCGCAGCCGCCAAGGTACTGTTCTTGGTCAATCCGAACGGTCTGACCGATCCCGAGACCCTTTCCCGCAGCCCAAACGGAGCAATCCGAGAGGGGATGGCTTCCGATGTATCGGTGCTACAGGTTCAAAAGCAAGCGGACTTCTCCATCGCATTGCAAACTATCGGTGCAATCCGCGAACGCCTCAGTTACGCGTTCCTACTGGCGGAGTCTACGATTCGCAATGCTGAGCGTGTTACCGCGGAAGAGGTCCGTCTGACCACGGCTGCCGTCGAACGCCAGTTGGGCGGCATCTACTCGATCCTCAGTCAGGAGTTCCAACTTCCGCTCGTGGCCCGCCTGATGGATGTCATGCAGCGCAAGAAGAAGTTGCCCAAGGTCCCCAAGGAGTTCGTCAAGCCCGTGGTCATCACGGGTGTCGATGCCCTTGGCCGCGGTAACGATCTCGCCAAGTTGGATGCGTTCCTCGCAGGGATTCAGCAGACCTTCGGTCCGCAGGCTGTCGGGCAGTACATCGATATTTCCGAGTACCTGTCCCGCCGTGCCACCTCTCTCGGTATCGATCCGAAGGGGCTCGTGAAGGATCAGGAATCCATGGCTGCCGATCAGAATCAGGCCATGCAGATGCAGATGCTCGACAAGTTGGGTCCGGCCATGGTCAACCAAGTCGGCAAGGGCCTCGCCACGGGGGCGTTTGAGATGCCGCAGATGGGGGCGCAATCGTCCCCCGGCGGTATGCAGGTACCCCCCGCCGCTGGCGGTATGATGGGACAATAAGGAGGTCCCAAACGAATGGAACAGGTTTCAATCAATCCCGAAGTGACGGGCGCAATGGCCCCGGGGCAGCAGGTGCCGGTCGAGGGCCAGCAGCCGGAAGGACAGCAGGAGCAGCAGACGGAACGACCGGCTTGGCTGCCTGAGGGATTTGAGAGCCCGGAGCAGTTGGCCGAGGCCTACAAGGCCATGTCCGAGGCGCAGCAGCACAACGACCGCGATCAGCAGATGTCCGCGGAAGAGGTCGCTGCCGACGAGAAACTCGGCAAGTTCTCCTCGGAGTTCTTTGAGAAGGGCACGCTCAGCGCGGAGAGTTACAAGGAACTCTCCAAGATGGGTTACCCCCGTTCGGTTGTTGACCAGTTCATCGAGGGGCAGAAGGCCCGGATGACCCTTGAGGAGAACCAGATCCTCGGGGAGATCGGTGGCAAGGACGAGTACAACGCCATGACCGAGTGGGCCTCCAAGAACATGAAGCAGGCCGAGATCGAGGCGTACAACCGGGCTGTCGAGTCCGGTGACCTGAACTCCGCTATGTTCGCCGTGAAGGGCCTTCAGGCCCGCTACAAGGCCTCTGTTGGTGCCGCCGAGCCCAAGTTCATTCAGGGCGGAAAGACCAATCCCGGCGGATACCAGAGCGTTGCCGAAGTGGTCGCCGCCATGAGCGATCGTCGGTACAAGATCGATCCGGCTTACCGTGCCGAGGTCGAGCGCAAGATCGGAAACTCCACAGTCCTTTGAGGTTACTCTATGGAACTCGCAAAGAAGCCCAACATCAAGACCACCGTCCTCGGCATCGCCACGATCCTTACCGCGGTTTCGTCCGCGCTGATCGCGATCCTCGACGGTGATCCCGCTACCTCGTTCGACATCGGTTCCGTCATCGCCGCCATCACGGCTGGCATCGGTCTGATCGTCGCCAAGGATGCGGAAAAGACTGCCTGATGCTCGCCCTACTGGTCGAGATCTTTCAGACGGTAATCAAGGAATTGGTCGGTTTGGTATGGAGACGCGCCAATGAACCGTCACTATCGACGGATGCCCAAAAGCCTCCCGGCAATCTTTATGAGCGTTTTGCTCGCCGGGTGCGGGGGCACCAAAGTGGTGTTCGTCCACCCAACCGACCATGATCTAATCAGACTTGGCCCCGATGTCCGGGGTCATGTCTATTACTGGAACGGTTCCGATTGGGAACTTTCCAAGAACGAAGTCCGGTTGCCCGAGGGCTGGTACGCCGGATATGTCGCCCCTGCGGGGGATGACACTACGAAGCCCCAATAACATCTCAGGACCACGCTACGGTCGTGCTGCGGCACGGTCACCGTGTTGCACGGTGCCGAAGATGTCACTTTTTCCATCCGCTTTCATTCACAAGGAATACTCACAATGCCTGTTTCTAAGGTTTCTTTCATGGGTCAGGCCAACGGGTCTGGCACCTGGTCCGGCACTTTCGATACTCAGAACAACCTCTTCCTCAAGGTCTTTGCCGGAGAAGTTCTCCAGACCTTTGAGACCGCCGCCGTCATGAAGCCGCTCCACATGATCCGAACGATCACGAGCGGTAAGTCGGCGCAGTTCCCGGTCACCGGCATCGCGTCGGCCCGTTACCACAAGCCCGGTACGGACATTCTTGTTGACGACAGCCACACGGTCGGTACCGGCTATGTGACGGCCTACAAGCACGCCGAGAAGATCATCAACATCGATGACCTGCTCCTCGCCTCCACCTTCATCGATAAGTTGGACGAGGCGAAGAACCACTACGATGTGCGTTCGATCTACTCGCAGGAACTCGGCCGGGCCCTCGCCAAGCAGTTCGATAAGAACCTGCTCGGTCTGGCCTGCCTGACCGCGGCTACCTTCGCCGGTGCCGTGCCGACCGCCCGTGGGGCCAACCTGACCGGCATGGGTGCCGGTGGTGCCGAGACGACCGGTGCTGGTACGCTCCTTACCGATGCCGCCTTCAACAGCGGTGCGGGCAGCGTTCCGGTGGCCGGTGTCGATGAGTTCGTTGGCAAGTTGTATGACATGGCCGCGGATTTCGATACCAAGAACATTCCGAGCGAGGAGCGTTATTGCGTGGTGACCCCCACCTCGTACTACCGTCTCATCAACTCGGATGAGGGCAAGGATCTGGTGAACCGAGACTACGGCAACGACAGCAACGGCTCGTATGCCGATGCCCGTCTCCTCCAGATCGCTGGCTTCAAGATCATCCGCAGCAACAACGCCGCGGCTGTCTACGGTCAGGACCTGTCGTCGGCCGTCACGGGTGCCAACAACACCTACGGTGCCAACTTCACCCGCGTCGTCGGCGTGTGCTTCCAGAAGATGGCCTTCGGTACCGTCAAGTTGATGGACCTCGCGATGGAGTCGGAGTACGACATCCGTCTTCAGGGCCACATGATGGTCGCCAAGTACGCCATGGGCCACGGCATCCTGCGCCCCGAGTGCGCCGGTCTGCTCGCTGGTACCGCCTGATCCTTCCGCGCCCTAGCGGCGCGTGCTAACCAAGGGCCCGGTCACAGAAATGTGATCGGGCCTTTTTACCTTCTAGGGAGGAACCATGCCACTAACCACGACCACGCGGCTTCAAGCCGTCAATACGATGCTGTCCGTCATCGGATCTGCACCGGTCAATCAGTTGACCGGGCCGAATGCCCCGAACTCCGCGGATGTGGCAATCGCCATGCAGGTCTTGGACGAGGTCAGCCTGAACATTCAGGCGCGGGGCTGGCACTTCAACACCGAGGAGGATGTCACTCTCACGGCCGATCCCATCACGAGCGAGGTGGTGGTTGCCTCCAATGTCCTGCTGGTCGATGTCGATTACCCGAACAACGACGGTCTGGACATCACCCTCCGCGGGAATAAGTTGTACAACCGCAAGACCAACTCGTTCCAGTTCACGGGACCGGTCGAGAAGGTTCGCCTGATCCGTGCCCTTGAGTGGGACGACCTGCCGCAGGCGGCTCGGCACTACATCACCATCCGGGCCGCACGAATCTTTCAGGATCGCGTGGTTGGGTCCGAGAAGCATCACGGATTCACCCAACAGGACGAACTGATCGCCCTGTCTAACCTGAAGAAGTACGAGGGCGAGGTCGCCGACCATTCGATCTTCGACAACTATGATGTGTACCGAGTGATCGATCGCCGATACCCGTACCAGATCTGAGGACAAGATGCTGAACATCCCGATCCCGAACCTGCTCAACGGTGTCTCTCAGCAGCCCGCCAACCTGCGTTTTCCGACTCAGGCCGAGGTGCAGGAGAACGCCTATTCCAGCGTGGTGGACGGGCTCGGAAAGCGTCCTCCGACCGAGCATCTGGCCAAAATCATCAGCGGCGGTGCCGGTGACGCGTTCATCCACACGATCGACCGTGGTGACGGCTCCGATTCCCATATTGTCGTCCTGCGTGACAACAGCATCAAGGTCTTCAATCAGGACGGAGCGGAACAGGTCGTCAATACCCCTAGCGGCACCGCCTACCTCGACCTTACGGTTGGTCAGGTCGGTGCCGGAGTGGCCACCGCCTTCAAGGCTGTATCGATCGCAGATTTCACGTTTATCGTGAACGTTCACAAGACTGTTACCTTGCAGTCTGGTGCTGGAAACCTAAGCCCTGCCCAAGCCAATGAGTCGATTGTGTGGGTCCGTCAGGGTGCCTTTAGCACAAAGTACCAGATCAACGGCACCGCAACATCGACGTTTATCTCGGGGAAAACAACGCACGGTGCCGGACATACGGCAGATGGCGAATCTTTTGGTAATGTTTCAGAAGCAGATACCGTTCTGATTGCTGCTGAACTGAAAGATGATCTTGTCTTCCCGTCTCCGAGCGGTTTTACCGTAACTCGTGGTGCCGGTAATTACGTTCTGCACTTCTCCAGAACCTCAGCGTTCGATCAGTCCGTCTCTGACGGTATCGGCGGAAACGGCTTGGGGATCGTCAAGGGGTCCGTTCAGTCCTTCTCGGATCTCCCGGCGGTTGCCAAGGGCGGTATGCTCGTTGAGGTGACCGGACAGGCCCAAGAATCCGTTGACAATTACTGGGTCAAGTTCATCTCCAAGAACGGTACTGGCATCGGGCAGGGAGAGTGGGTGGAGACCATTGCCCCCGGTCTTCAGTTCAAGTATGAATACACAGTCATGCCGTGGGTTCTCATCAAGTTGCCGAGCGGGGAGTTCGTCTTCAAGCCCGCCAACGGCGTTGGGTTCAATCCGGGAACGGGTGTCGTCCCCGGGACTGATGTAAAATGGACCGAACGGCTCGTCGGGGACGACGGGACGAATCCTGCCCCCTCGTTCGTCGGAAGAACGATCAACGACATCTTCCTGTACCGGGGCCGCCTCGGCTTCCTCGCGGACGAGAGCGTCATCCTGAGCGAATCCGCCAACTACTTCAACTTCTGGCGTACCACGGTAGCCAACCTGCTGGACACCGATCCCGTGGATGTGGCCTCCAGTTACCCGGAGATCACCATCCTTAGGCACGCCGTGCCGTTCTCCGAGCGTCTGCTCCTGTTCTCGGACAAGGTCCAGTTCATCCTCGATGCTCCCTCGACCCTGTCCGGGGCTACCGTCCGGATGGCATCGATCGCCAACTACGAGATCCTGCGAACCTGCAAGCCGGTCTTGGTCGCTCAGGAGGTCTTCTTCCCGTTCGTCCGCGGTGGCTTCTCCGGTGTGCGCGGGTTCGTTCCCAATCAGGCGGACTCTTCGCTTCTGATCGCCCCCGAGATCTCCTCGCAGGTCCCGAAGTACATCCCCGGGAACATGAAGGTCCTCGCCGGGACCACCCACGAGAACATCCTCGCCTGCCAGTCCTACGGGGACAACAGCAGCCTGTACATCTACAAGTGGTTCGATGCCGATGGGAATCGAATCCAGTCCTCATGGTCCAAGTGGACCTTCCGTGGGGCAATTATCCGAGGCATGGCTTGGCTGCGCTCTTCCCTGTATGTGGTCATCCAGCGCGGCTCCGAGGGTATGTTCTTGGAGAAGATCACCGTCGAGCCTAACCGCAAGGACCAGAACTCACAGTTCGTTACCTGTCTCGACCGAAGGTCCTTTGTGTCCGTTGCTCCCGGTGCCTATAACTCCGCCTCCGACGAGACCACGCTCGCCCTGCCGTACAATGTCGAGTTGAATGCGCCAATCTCCGTGGTGCTTCAGGCCACCCCCTCTCAGGAGGCTGGCTACGAACTCGACATCACCGCTTTCACGGTCGGCAGCCCAACCATCAAGGTCCGCGGTAATTGGGAAGGAAAGACGGTGTGGGTCGGCGAGAAGTACACCATGAAGTACCAGTTCTCGACCCAGTACCTGCGGCAGTCGGACGGCCAGCGGCCTGTCACCCTGTCGAGCGGCCGGTTCCAGTTGCGGGGCATGAATGTCGTGTACAACAACACCTCCTTCTTCAAGGCCGAGGTGGTCCAGCGATACACGAACACCATGTTCGACTACACCTTCTCGGGCAACATTCTCGGGACCGGTCAGGCGGTTATCGGAAATGTTCCGGTAGAATATGGATCGTTCAGGTTTCCTTTGTATGGGAAGAACGATGAACTGTTCATCACCCTGAAGAACGACACGCACCTCCCGTGCAACTTCCTGAGTGCCGAACTTGAAGCCTCCTATGAATCGCGTTCGCGGCGCGTCTGATCCGTATGTCCGCCCGGCCCGACCGGACGACGAACTTCTGCTCATTCCGTATCTTCGTAAGGAGGACGCGGACGAGTGTTGGGCCTTGGGAATGGCTCCCGACAAGGCCCTGATTGACAGCGTGGCCATCAGCACATCCTGCTATTCGATCGTCAAGGACGACGACATTATCGGGATGTTCGGATGCGGCCCGTCCGCCTTGCAGGATGACCGCCTGTCGATCGGCTGCGTCTGGCTTCTAGGGAGTTCACGCATTCAGGACATCCGCTACACCTTCCTGAGGCAATGCAAGCATTGGACCTCCGTGCTGCACACGGATTACGATGTTCTGTGGAATTGGGCCGATGCCCGCAACGATGTCCACATCAAGTGGCTCCGCTGGCTCGGCTTCAAGATCATCCAGACGGCCTCGGTCGGAGTAAACGGCGAAGAGTTCCACCAGTTCTTGAGAATCAAGGAATAAACCATGTGCATCATCGCAGCAGTCCCCGGATTGATTACGGCGGCTCAGGCGTTCGCGATGAACGCCGCAATCGTCGGATCGGTCGTTGCCTCCGTGGCGACCCCGATCATGTCCCATGTCGCTCAGCAGCAGCAGGCCTCGGCGCAAGCCCAGTACCAGCAGCAGATGTACGACATGAACAAGGAGATCGCCGATCAGGCACTCGCCTCTCAGTACATCGGCATCTCTCGCAGGCAGATCGAGGAGCAGAAGAAGGCCGCTCAGGAGATGATGGCGATCTCCAGTCAGGCAGCACAGGCCCGGGCGATCGCCGGGGCATCCGCGGCCGAGAGCGGCGTGTCCGGTCTATCGATCGATATGCTCATGAACGATTACTACCGTCGTGAGTACAACTACATGACTGCGACGCAGGATCAGTTGCGCGGCACCATGTTCCAGTTGGAGCAGGCCAAGGAGGCAGCCCGCAGCGAGTATCAGGGCCGCGTCATGAGCATGACCCCGCAGCCCGTCCAGTACCCGAGCATCCTCGCGACCGGTATCGGCGTTGCCGGTGGTCTGGCCTCCTCTGCCGGGACCATGTACTTCAACACCTTCGACCGCTCCGTGGTCCGCGCAGGGTTCAACGCCGGTCCGCTCGGTCAGGGAACCGCCCCGGCCGCCCCTTGGCTCATCTCTAGGTAATCCCCCATGGCAATCCAGCGACAGACTCCGCAGTTCGATCCCACGCGGATCGTTCAGCCCACGGCCACGCCGATCGATACATACTTTCGGCCGATGCTGCGGCAGCCGGAGCCGTCGAGCCTCATGCAGGTCGCGGAGGCTCTTGGCGGCATCAGCCCGCAGTTGGGCCGCCTTGCGTCCGATGCCATGGCCGCCAACATCGCGGCACAGAAGGAGTACGGAGAGTACGAGGCCTCCACCGAGAAGGACCCCGAGGTCCTGCGCCGGAAGGCCACCGAGGCCATCGAGAATTCCGGAGGCATCGCCCCGTGGCGTTATCAGGCGTTCCTTGAGGCATACGGACAGCGGATGGTCCGGGACAAGTACCGGAATGCCCTGTGGAACAACCTCGATGACCTGAGCAACCCCTATAACTCCGATGGCACCGTCCGCGCTCCCACCTACATCGCGGAGCAGATGTCCAAGATGTATCAGGACGCGGGCATCCCCGAGAACAGTTACTTCATCAACAAGGGGGCTGCCGCGGCACGGGCCGAGGCCGATAACTCGTTCTACGACCGCCTGATGGCGGCCCGGCGGCAAAAGGTGCTGGAGAAGAGCGAGGAAGTCCTCCGTGACGGCCTTCAGTTCTCCATCGAGACCGCCCACGACATCTCCTCGGTCTTCGGCCCGAAGGGGGCCATCAAGGCCCTGACTGACGAGTATTATCGTCAGGGCGGGCAGGACGGGGACAAGATCATGGTGGATACCGTGATAGCGACCGCCCGCGGGGCCGCAGCAGAAGGCAACTACGACCGAGCCCTCAGGCTCCTCCGGTACCCCCTCGATGAGAAGGTCGGGGAGCGCACCTTGGGGAATCGCTACCGGCCCGAACTACAGCAAGTCTATGACCAGTTGTACGAGCGGTCCCGGGAGGCTGAACTGAACGAGGCTCGGGACACCGAGGCGTTGAAGCAGACGACCACGCTTGAACTCAAGGACAAGGTCCTCGCTGTTCTTCAGGAAGAGCGCAAGAAGGGTCCTAATATCAATCTGGACGAGACCCAGATCGGGGAACTCGTTGAACGCGAACTCTCCGGAATGAATGTGCCGGATAACATCAAGGCAGCGGTCAAGGCACGCGGAGTCGATTGGACCCGAAACCAGATCGATCAGATGAGCAACAAGACAAAGAGGGAAGAGCGCGTGGATGAGTCCACCGCAGTCAGGCTCATGAAGATCGCTCGGACGGCCCCTCGCGCTGAGTTTCAGGCTCAAGCAGAATCCCTTCAAGGCTTGGGAATCATCGATTATCCGACTTATGTGCGGCTGATTGAGGTGAATCGTTCGATGAACGGTCTTCAGGAGGTCGATCGGCAGCGCATGATGGCCGCGCTAAATTCCATTTCCGGAATCGGGTGGGCTGGAATGACTGAGCAGCAGGTTTCTCTTGACGGCCGCGCAGAGTTGTCGGCAATCGGGGATCGTGCGGCAACGGATGTGATGGATGCCTTCTTCGCTGAGATCAATAGTGGGGCCTTCAAGCAGAAGTATCCTGATGAGATCGAGCGGTCAATGGCACAGCCCCAGATTTTGGACCGCCTCGTGCGCGAGAAGCAGTCCCAACTGCGGGCAACCTACCAGAGCCGTCTGGAGCAGTTCGATCTGACCCGCTCGTTTGATGCGGCGATAAAGCCGGGAGTAGATGCGGAAATTTCTGGATTCACCGAAACGGTTCTTGGTGAACTTGGGATTCCAGATGGCTACGAAAAGACTTCTCTTTCCCGCCGGATTGGTGCAGCAATGCTGACACGGCTTCGTGATGATTGGGCCTCCATTCACTCCAATCCCGGTGAGATTCCTATGACCCTTGAGCAGCGGAAGATGGAGTTTTATCGCCGTCTTCCTGATGTTGCCGATACTCTGAATTTGGATATCCGCAACAATCCAGAAAGCCTTGGCCTTCCAGCCAATGCCGTGAATCTCCTCCGCGGAGCGGCTGCTGCAAAGGCTCAGGAAACGATTGATATGTCAGCAGCCGGTGTTCCCGGGGTAATGCAGGCAACCGTCAATCCCCAAGTTTTGCAGTTCAGGGCTCCCGGAACATCGTATTACGGAACACCTGCCAACGCAGCGTTTACCGCCGAAGGCGATATCTCTTGGCCTTCGGAGTCAGGGCTGATCTCTGAGGCCGGTAAGGTCGATTCGATGCTTGAGGCAGCAAGGTCTGACCCTGCCGCCAGAATCAAGCACAACGAAGCAAAGGCCAATCTGGCGAAATACGCAGAATCCATCATCAATGAGATGACATCCACCACAGCGAAGTCCTTCGTTGATCGTGGCGGATTCCCGACTAGGTCTGGTGATAATCGTGGGTGGCGTATGCTTCCGGGAAATCTCAGGCCTGCACGGGAAGTTCCTGATGTTCCGCTTTACGAAGCACGCCCGGATGGTCTATATGTCCTGACCGAACTCGACGGAACTCGTACAAAGAGCCCGCTGATGACTGATCGCTATTGGGCGGCAAAGTCATTTATCGGATACTCTCCGGACGAGATCAAGAACGGCAAGACATCTGAGGGCATTGATATCCCTCCGACTCGTCTTAACCCCGCCGAATACCTGTACTTCAAGTCTGTCGAGGAGTTCAACAAGGCTGTAGTGGAGTACACCAGCAGTTCCGGAAAGTCCGGCATTATCGCTGCCGAGTACCTTCCGATCAGTAATACAGACTTTGAATCGTTCCGAATTCAGCAACTGAACCTGTTGCGCAATCGCAAGCCTTTCCGGTAAACCACATGAGTACATTCCAGTCTCTTGAAGACGAGGCATACGGTCTTCCGATCCCGAAGGCTTCCAA